TGGAAGTCAGCCGATGGTAATGTGGTTAATGTTGACATTTCAACCTCAGGAACTTCAATACGATTTTCATTAATGTCTAGAAGTTTGAGTTGAAATTTGGTACTCGTTTTCTTTGCTTCACTCGTAATTTCAATGTTCATATACTCTTTAGATTTGATCTCCATCGTGATTACGTCATTATTCGTGATTGTTTTCAGGAGTTTGAATGTATTCGAAATGTTAATACCAGCAATGATTTCTTCTTGATCGCAATGATATTCTTCAAAATTATCACCCGCTAGGAATAGATCAATAAGTGAAGTTCGAGCTGTATCTAAAGTAACAATATACATCCCTTGGGGTCGAAAATAGATGTTTACATCGTTTAATATATCTTTAAGAACTTCAAATGTCGACTTAAAGGCTGAAGCTTGTATTGAAACAAGCTTCATATCTACTGTAAAAAATGCGTTACATCTTTAACTCTGTATAAGCTTCACCTTTATTTACATCTCTACTGATTTTTTCTTCAAGCTCTTTCGTCATTGCAGGCTGGAGAGATTGACCGTAATTATCTAGGTAAAAGAGACCAGAGTCTCTCTCGTTACCATCAATGGATGACATAGAACACACACCGCCACCAAACCCAGCATGTTCCACGTCTTTTTTGGGTAAAAGGGAATCCAACCAGTTTTTTATTTCGTTACCAACTAGGATCTTACCATTTTTGGTAAGCATAGTGGGTACGCGGTTGATTTTGTTTGTATACTGTTTAGGTATACCCTGTGTATTTACATTGTGGTAGTTCACAAGTTGTTTCAGTTGTTTCTGCCCGTTAATATACTCTACCAATTCCATAGAGTGTTTACATCTGGGGCTATAAATCAAGAGTGACATCTACTATCTATATGGTAATTTGTAAAAAAAAATTAACGCATTATAGTAAAGATGGATACATTTAAGATTGTTATCATAATCTTAGCTATTTTAGTTATCCTGACTACGATCAGGCGTGAAAATTTCACAGAAACCTTCGGCTTCTCAGGGTATAAGAAACCAGTTGATAATGTAAAACTGAATGACCCCAGCCCAGACTTTTCCAGTTATTCTAAGGTGGAAGCTACTGTCGACCACGATATGATGGAACAATTTGTAATTCAAACAAACAAGGAGTTGTTTAGACGTCTCGGTTTTTCCACTTACATCATTGAAACTCAAAGTGTGAAGTCTTACGAGAGTTCGTCAGGTCAACTGCATGAGTGTACTTTCATGGTTGTTAGAAATGACGGGTTTTCGTTCGGTTTTGCGGTGATTTCTTCATTTGAGGTTGTTAATGGTAAACTCCGATTAGTGTCCCTTCGCTCTCAACCACTAAAGGACCAGGCTCCTGACAACGTAAAGGTTTACACAAAGGGGTCCGCTGGTAAAGAATTCGTTGACTATAATCTTGTAAAGGAAAGTGCTATTCCAAGGGCCGGTGAGTTAGATTCGATAAAAAATAAATTAAGCTAATTGTAATGATCAACATCAATGATATCATAGAGATCGACGATAAAAAGAAGAAGATCAAAAAGGAAATGTATATGAAAATTTACGAGCAGTTTTCTTCAAAGATTAAACAATGTGTAGAACTTGGTCATAAACAGGTATTCTTGACAGTACCCTTATTTTTGATTGGGTACCCTGTTTTCGATAGAGGTGCAGCAGCTCGATATATTGCTAGACAACTTGAACTCGGTGGGTTTACAGTGCAGTTAGTAACTGAGTTTGACATTTACGTATCTTGGAACATGTCGAAGAAAAGGAAAGAGCGTGAAGAGAGTGTGGTGGATGATACAGACTTCCCAAATCTAATGAATCTCAAGAAGATGGCTAACAAATACAGGGGGAATGGTGCGTAGTAAAATATTAATTTAAAACCCAATTAATCATAAATGGATAATTTGAATGTACTCGTCGAAGCGAAGAAGGAGTATCTCGGACAAATGTGTACTATTATGTGTCCACCTATGATTGAAGTTTTTAATGACATGTATGATGAAGCGAACAGTCTTTCCAAGGGGCGAAAGGTTCTCATTATGTTTCAAAAGTTACTCAAGGAAGTACCAAATTGGTCTAATGCCATGTCTAAACAACACGGGGAAAACGTCGCTAACCGGTGCGCTTGGTTCAGTGATCTTTTAGCCGCTGTTTTCGTTGCGTGTACGAAAATTCTTTCAGCTGTTCGTCTCAAGGCGGACAACAAAAAGATATCTCTTAAACTCCCAACAAATGAAGTTTTTATTCAAACGTGTTACAACAATATCGCCAAAGATCTTTACAGAGATCCCTACATTTTCCACGAAGATCTAAGCGTTTATAACAGGGATGAAAAACTGACTATTCGTTTTTGCTTGGCGATCGAAAATTCGGTAAAAGAATTGATCCCCGTTCAGCAGATTCTCCAAACGTACATGTCTCAAGATTCTAGGGACATCGATTTGGATGGTGACGTACAGGATAGTGAGGACCCGGATATCTTTGAAGGACAAGAGGAGGAAATGATTCCGGAACCAGAGGGTGCCGCTATGGAGCAAACACCAGAAGAACTCCAGGAAGGGCAACCCATGGAGGAGCACGAACCCGAAAATTTTGACAATGAATTTAAAACCATACCAACCGTTCAAACATCTGAACCACCACAAGAGCCTCCAATGGAACCAACGGCCCAACCGGAAGATGATGTATTATTTGGTGACGCACCAGAGTATCGTACAAAAAATCCCAGGTATAATTAAATGGAACTCTCCGATTATTTACGCGACCCAGTGTACGCAGCTTTAATTGCCGGTGGTACGACAGCTGGATATATTCATCTCAAAGCGTATTTGAACAACGAAGGAAAATTAGAATTAAATCAATACACCAAACCAGCCGTACTCGTCGCAATTCTCGTATACGTGATCGTACTCAATGGCTTAGGTCAAAAAGAGGTAATTTCTAATGATCCTTTCTAAACTTAAAGATTACACCTTACTATTAAGAAAATGGCTTCCGTTACTGCGTTTAATGACATGATGGGACAATTTCTTGTGGAATTGCACAAGACTTTTCCAGAGGAAAAAAGTATCAAGAAAATGCTTACGTCATTTGATCTTATTAAAAGCACTTCACCTCGTCTCCTTGTTAATGAGTTTATGAAGAGTGTGACTCCACACGCAGACAGGATTTCAGCCAAGGATGATGACTTTATTCTCAAGGATTCTAAAAATATCGATTTCCTCAATGAGATTGATATGCCAAAGCTTTGGAAGCGCATGCAGGGAAGTACGAAGGATGCAGTTTGGCAGTATCTACAGACCCTCTACATCCTAGGCACTACCATTCAATCCGTACCCGAGGATACCTTAAATGCAATTGAGGCGATGGCTAAGGAGTGTGCGGATAAGATGCAAAACGATGGTGGTGGTGAAATTAATCAGGATGCGTTGATGAAAATGATGGGAAGCATGTCTGGTATGTTGGGTGGTCTTCCAAAAAAATAAACCTCATCTATATTAAATGAAAGTTTGGTTTGAAGATCTTACTCAACTTGTCGATAATAAAAAAATTTTAGACTTCTGGCCTAATAGTAAACAAACACCAGAAGATCGGATCAACGCGGCTTCGCGGTTTATCATTTATGCCACGTGTATTCTTTTTGTTATCCGCCGTGACCCACGTGTATTCGTTCTAGGTATCACTGTTCTCTCTGTCATGTATGTCATGTATAAAGCAAAACTTATCAAAGAGCCTTATGGCACTAAAGAAAATGCAACTTGCCAAAAACCAACGAAGGAGAATCCTCTCGCCAATGTGTTGATGAGTGATTATACCGACGCCCCAAATAGGTTGGAGGCGTGTTATTACGCGACAGCGCAACCCTTGATTAAGAAATTCAGTAGCGACCAAATTTCATATGATTCGGGGCGTTCTCGTTCCACTTTACCGGTTCACAAGCGTAATGCTTTTGAGCGTCAGTTTGTTACCGCCCCAGTGTCAACAATTCCAGGCGATCAGACAAAGTTTGCGGAGTGGTTGTATGGTGCGAAGGATAAGAAGATGTGTAAGAGTGATGGGGGGTCGTGTGATCCCAATGCGAGGGGGGTTCAGTTAAATGCGTTCTCGGGTCTAGGGTCAAATGGAGACAAGAGGTCAGGAATGCATGGTGGAACAGTCTAGCTTAGATTAATATTCTCATGTAATAATAAATGGCGTATCAGCTCCAACCTGGTCTTTCTATTGTCGACAATAAAGGTGCTCTCCCCTCTGTCAGGGCTACCGATGAAGTTTTCGTTTACCCTCAGCCCAGCCACTTGAATAATGGTTCTCGGCCCAATACGATGTTATATGGTACTGCCCCTTACATGGCTGGTAAGGGTGCCCCCGCCAAATACATTGACACTTCCGATGAACTCCGACCCCAATCTACTTCCCGTTTCAACAAGACTATCGTTCAAACATACGAACGTAATCTCTTCCCCCTCATAAACACGGAATGCAAGGTCCCCCTCCGTTCCATGAAATATGAGCCCGCGAGTACCCGTGCGGACCTCCAAAATGGCCTTTTCCAAAAAAGGTATGTTAATAAAAATGTCAGTAAGAAATAAGAATGGCTGATCCTATATCAATGTTAGCTGTAGCTGGTCTCGTTTACGCTGGACGAACCTTAAGTAATAATTCTAAAACTGAAAAATACAGCCCAGAAGCGAAGGTTGTACTAGCGAATGATGGGGCAGGACCTGCGATCCCTCCACCATTTAAGGAAAATAACTTTGTTTCTCGGGTCGAAGTTCCTGCTAAGAAGGAGATGGAGAATTTCGCGGATATTAGCCGTCAACAGAGGAGTAGTGGTCAGGAAGTTCTCGAGATGCGTGGTCGTATGTTCGACCATGGGCGGATGAACAATCTTTCCCCAGTGGAAAAACAATTGGTTGGTCCAGGTTTGGGTGTCGACTCAAATGTACCAGCTGTCGGTGGCTACCAACAAATGTTTAGGGTTAACCCTATCAACGTAGGTGAATACCGTTTAACAACTTTACCAGGGCGTAGTGGTCCAGCTGCCGACATCACTGGTGGGCGTTCCGCTAAGGTGGGTCAGTTGACACATAACAAACCTGAGACAACGACCTATCTCCCAACTCGATTACCTACAATGGCTGGACGCGCTCAGGGAATGACAGGTGTCGTGCCACGCAACGAACATGAACGAACCAAAAGAACCACCAACCGCTCTGAAACCGGTCTACGTAACGATGGGTTAGGATTCAACGGTGCTAAACGTATGGTATCAGCGCAAACCTTGGCCCAAGATCCCACCCGATTCAAGGCTGATCGCAATGACGAACAATTCAAGTATAACAACCAACCAGCACCCGGTATTCATAGTTTCCATGGTGCTTACACTAGTGGTGTTGCGAGTCAGGTTACCGCGAAGACCAACGAAGAGTTGATGAAGTATGGTTTCAGGCCCGAAGATCGCCGTGGTAAACCAAACCGTATGGGTAATGCTGGTCGCATGAATGTTAGGGAGAGTGCCTTGAAGCAAGGTGGTGCACTTACCGCAGTCAGGAGTGATACTACCCGTCTTGATGGACGTGTGAACGCTGCGAACGGTGGTTGGACCCAACAATACCAGTCCAAGACATTCCATCAGCTCAACCCTTACAAGGGTAATGAAAACCCAAACTCCAGGCGTCTCGATATTGCTGCGAAACAATTGGAGAACAACCCCCTTTCCCACGCCCTTTATCGTTAAGTTACCGATTTAGATTGTTGAAAACAATCATTAAAATATTATACCCGTATTTTAATGAAGGTTCATACACTTAATATAGATAGTAGTCAGCGTGAATCGAATGTGTATCTCCACGCGAATAATTACGTTGTTCGTTTAAAAAATCCAATTTATGACGTTACACAGTTTAAACTTGTGTCTGCTCGTATCCCTGCATCCCAATTGATAACTTGTGCTACAAATAAGACTTTCAGTGTGAATGGAACTAATTTTACATTAGATGAAACGAATTACCCAACTGGTACAGAACTTGCTTCGGATTTAGATACGAAATTAGCTCCACCGAATAGTAACGTTGACACTGTTACGTTTGATTCAGATACAGATAGTTTGATATTCTCAAATACAACAGCTGGAACTCATAACTTTACATTTGAGTTCCTAGATGGAACGAATGGATATTCAGATAAATCGTCTTTACTGACAACACCACATCAAGTGTTGGGATTTACGTCCAATACACACACATCAGTCAATAAGATACTCAGATCGGGTGCTATTAATCTCGTTGGGCCAAATTCTTTAGTACTAAAGGTTACGGCTGGTTCCGATGAGTTTACACAGTCTATCTATACCTCTACACCCTTTTATACAGGTCACATTCTTCTCAATGGTACCAAATTTATAAACGCAAATGGCTCAGACGATTCAATCGTACACCATTTTCATTCAGGTCCACAAAAATTGATAGATGAACTTAAGATTGAATTTTTCTACATGAGTCATGGAAGACTTATTCCTTATGATTTCAGAAATCAAGATCATATATTGAAATTTGAAATACACGGTTCTACGAATAAGTTGGAAGGTTTAACGAAAGTTCCCATTGATAAATTCGATAAAAAGAAGGGAAGTGAAACTACAGTGAAAGTAAAGAAGCCCGAAAGTGAGATTCTTTATAATCGAGAAGTATTTATTTACATTGGGATTATTGTGTTCATTGGTATACTATTGATGTTCCTTATGAAACGAAGCTCACCACCGCTTACCGAGTGATAGCGTAGACTGGTTGAGCTGGCTTAGATACGCGAGTAGAGACGGTGGAGACCATCATGTAGACAGCGATGGAAAGTAGAGTGGTGAGAACCGCGGTGAGAGCGTACTGAGCGCCACCGTTCTTGGGTACCTTAATGACTTGGCTGATGATGAAACGGACAACATCCATCCAAGACAGCGCCGCCGCGAAGGAGAAACCGGCGACAATCGCGTTAAGAGATTGTGTTTCAAGCTCCTGAGTAACTAGGGTGACAGTTTGCATAGCCGCCTTCATTGTGAGTAATATACTATATACCAGGAAAATTATTTATTCTGGTAATAATTCCTCCTTATCGATTTTTTTGTATTGGGTTTTCCTAATATTTTTAGAGTTTGAAAAGAGTTGATCGTCGCCTGATATCTCACCACTCGAGCTACTACCATCCGAATCATCCGAATTACCATATAAATATAATTTTAGACTTGAATCATCAAAGTTCCAACCATCAGGCTCCCATGTGCTCATTACTATTAACAGCATTTTTTAACAACTCTTCTGTCGGGTTTTGAGGCACCCACACATCCCAATTGTCATAGGCTTCGTTGACACGGAGAAATACAGGATCACTTCCCGAATATCGTTCAAACGGTGGACAATCTTCGGGTGAATCTACATCAATTTCTTCGTCTGAATAATCTGACTCCGCCTCGTCGTAAATATCTGGAAACGAAGGACCTATAGTGTCTCCGACTGTATACATGACACAGTATCTCATCGCATATTTCATATCTTCCGAGAGAAGTGTATCCCTTCCACATGCCTTGGAGTATTCGGCTGCAAGTAAAGTGCTTTTTTCTATAACGGGTAACATGAGGTTAGTCATGGTTTCAATGTATTGTTCCATCATAAGGTCACCCCCTCCCCCACCAAA